CTTATCCATACTGTTTTTACATGGTGAATTCCATGAAAATTAATATGGTTGATCCATTTCTTACCAGACCCTAAGTAATGTTCTAAATCTTTTCTTGTTGATTTACCAAAATATTTCAATCCAGTAATTGAATGTTGTTTAATGTATAATCGGGTAGGTTTCATTCATATATTTATATTATGTCCAAACTCTAAAATTGGAGAAACTACAAGGATTCTTACTGTCAAATTCACGGTAGAACAAACTATTTACATCTTTATTAGGAGTCCAGTCAGATAACACACTCACTAGAGGTTCCCAATACATATCACCAACCTCAAGAATTTCATCAAATGGAATTTCTTCAGGTTCAGTGTATCCATTGTTTGGATTCTTAAGCATCCAAACGATAGCACCTAGCATAGAACCAGCAACCTGTATTGATGTTGCGTTCTCACCAGGAACTAATTTGCGAGCATGGTCAATCGTCATTTGTGAACCATGCCAGAATGAGAAGTTTTCACCAATCAGAAGAACACCAAGTTCATCCATACCAGCAATAATCTCATCTTTAGCAATTCGTTGTTTCTTTTGCATATCTAATTCTTTACCACGCATCTCATGTAAGGATACAATAGCTGAATCACATGGATGGTAAACATAATAAACTGAAGGCCTATATTTCTTATCTTCTGTTTCAAAGTATTGACTTATCGTAACAGATTCAGAGTGCTGAACACAGAACCCATTATACTGACCACCATTTGGAACCCATGACCTCATCAACACAGTAACGCCTGGTTTGAACAAATATGCGGCAGTACCTTGTGACTTACCTTCTTCTGGATGTTTATCTTCGTGTGTACCCCAACCCATTTCAGCTGGCGCACGACCTTCGGCCCAAAATCCTTCAACTGACCAGGTATTCACGAATTCATTTTTAAGTTTAGGATCATCTACAATCTGAGTATCTCGCTCAGCCACATGAACTACCTTAACACCTAAGGACTTCATTAATTGAGCCCATTCTTCCTTAGAAGTTGGTGTTACTACTTTCTTTTTTCTTTCTCCAGCTAAATGTAATAATGCTCGTTTAGTTAAGTGTGTTACATAACCTGGATTTGCACCATGTGTTACTGCTAATGTTGCACAATTTGGATAATGTGATAAGGCTTCACGAACTTCATTATGTGTATGAAATAGTGTTCTGTCTGATAATTTAGGGATTGTTTCGTCTTGGTCATGGCCCCATCTTTCTAATGATGTATCAATTTCCATTACACCGTTTTCAGCACACCACTCTAATAGAGCCATGGCTTGAATGTTCAGAGAAGCATTAATGAGTAAATCACCTTTACCAAGGTATTTCTTTAATTCGGTTTTGTAATTATTAGGTAATATTTCTTTGCGGACATATTTAATTCCCGAACTTGCATGGCGAGAATCAAATTTCTTTTTGTTGTTGTCCTTCTCTAAGACGGTAATCTTATTAGGTTCAACACCGATATGTTTAAGAAGAACAGGAAGAATAGCTTGGCCAACTGAGCCATAGCCTAAAATAAGAATACGGCCATTAAAAATGGCATGTTTCTTATATTTCTTGTTTGATATTTTAAATTGATTTAGCGATTTCATTTAAACACCTAATTGAGAGTATAGTGTATTTATCTAAAAGAAATGTGTCAACCAGAAGTTTGCCATGATATGTACACAAGTAATCATCTCAATAATTCTCATGAACCACCATAGTTTATCACGTTCTGGATGTTTCATAATTATCCGTATTAGTTCCAAATATTAGTTGTATTGTCTTGTTATGGATAACAATCACCCTATTATCGTTTGCTTTTAACCTATTAAACTTATATGGACTCTTGCGGAGCTACCCATTTTCGCTTATGACAACTATGTTACATGTGCCGGCCGACAGTGATGTAAGAGATAGTGCATTTTCCAAGTGGACACTGGAATTTTCCAAAACAATACAACTAATACTTGGATGGAGCGAGGTATTGGATTCTCACCAATCTAATAAGTTGGACACCTATCATACTATACAGTCCCTCGCATTTGGAGCGGCGTTCTGCTTTGCACAGGTAAGTCAAAGGGGAACTCTAACTCGTACTATTACACGCCGCATTTAAGTAACCATTATACTACACAATCTTCATTCTGTCAAGTGAATTATTATTGCCTAAATTCTCTTCACTTGTCTTAACTTTCATTAATGCTTATTATATAACATTATTATATATCTGTCAAGCGTCCTGCAAAAAAATACACCAAGGTTGCGCATTGTTAAGAGGCGTGGTGTATATGTTTGCTCTGTGGATGGATTAAGTAGCGAATTCAATCCATCCCGGCGAGTCACCGACACGGTCCTAAGGCCATGACTGAAATCTCTTGCGTAGTTGCCCAGAGGCAAGAGGCGTATAGGCTGAAACTTCATAGAGATATAGGCTCTCAGTTTCGAATGCTTTCCTATATTGCATTTGTATTACTTAAATCTTTTTCTTATATGGCCCTCGTTTTTTACCTAGTTGGGCCTTACTAGTTGCTTCTGATATTTTTTTCTTAGTCTCCTCAGAATGCCATGGTTTACCATTAGCTAATCTGGAATCTCTGTTATTTATAGCATGTTCAACGGATCGTATTTTACCTTTGTGGGCAATAGACCTTTTAATATTAATTTCGGCCCATTTTTCAGGATCAGATAACCATCTCTCTGTTCTTTTTTTACATGATTCTTTTAACTTAATAATTGTTTCTTCTGAATGGATAAATCCTTTCATTGCATTACTTCTAGATAATTGTTGTGCCTCATAATTAGTTATTTGTCCAGATAAAGTTTTATATGCTACTTCATCTTCCCATTGCTGATATTTTTCATATAAAAGTCTATGAGCTTCGGCATGTTCTTCCACTGAAAGTTCAACAAGATTGGATGGTTCATCAGAACCACCCATGTGTCTTGGTATTATATGATGTGAGTGAGTTGTTTTCATATACTTATTTATGCTAGATGTTACTTCAAAACCCAAAATAATTAAAATAAAAGGAGCCGAAGCTCCTTTTTAGTATTAAGTATATTACTTATTCATTACGTACATGGTGCATTCGAATCCAAATCTCATTTCTGTCGCTGCTGGTGTAGTCCACATGGTAAATCTCCTTAAAGGTTAATTGTTAATAAAACTTCTTTCTCGATTGAAAGAACCTCTATTATACATCCTTATTTACACCAAGTCAATAGAAAACACATAGAGAAAATCATTAAATAGAGTTAAGATTTTGTATTAATGACTTTAAAGTTTCAACTGTAGTTTCGTCTGGTTGTTTTAATATATGTTGAATATTATTGCGTATCCATTCATCCGATTGATTCCACCATTTTAATTCTAACAATAAATCAATAACTTCTTTTTCAAACCTATATCTAATAACTTTAGCAGGATTACCTCCAACAATAGCATATGGAGGAACATCTTTAACAACATGAGATTTAGCAGCAACAATTGCACCATCTCCTATTGTTACACCAGACATAATGGAGGATTCTTTTGCAATCCAAACATCATTACCTATAACAACATTTCCTTTTGTTTCGCCATTTGAATCAATACTTTTAAAGCCTGGAAAAATATTACTATGGATATTACCAAAAGGATAACTTGTCATCCAATTGATTTTATGGTTACCACCTAGCCAAACGGAAATGGATACACCTATAGAACAAAAATTACCAATAATTATTTTAGAACTTGGATGAGGCCAAGCTATTGTGATATTATTTTGACCATAAGTATGTTTACCGACTTCCATTTGGTAGTCCTAGTCTAAGTAATTTTTAGTAACGGGTTTCTTACCAATGTTATATTTTGATACTAAATTCCAATCATTCTTTTCTTTAAAAGGAATAATCTTAATCTGTGAGATGGACACAATAAGTTCAGCGGTTTGCTTAGGATTAACAAGAGAAATTAATTCCCATTCTGCTAATAAGTTTGCAATTGAATTTCTTCGAGCTAAATCATTTTCTGTTATATCTGAAGGTTTACCATCTAAAGCAAATAGTTCTTTAAAATGAACAATATAATATTTACCTTGCTTATGCAAGATGTGGCAGGATTGATATAATGTATTGTCTTTTTTTGAAGCTAAACCAATGCGGGTTAGTGTTTCTTTAACTTTAAGGAAATCATCCTTTTCGGCTAGAGTCACCTCAACCATGTTTTCTATTCGAATCATTTTTTGTCACTCCACCCTTATTTGTTTTTTCTTTTATCAAAGTGATTTGTTCATCGTTTAGAACCCTAAGAGCTTGCTTAGCTTTCTCGTTTGAGAAACCAAAATATTCTTTAATGGACTCTAAATCTTTATTAACTTCAGCTTTTTGCCACGATTGATATTTTCGTTTCATTGACCTTATGTTATTTAGGTAATAGTGAAATTGTAATTCCCCATCAAGTCCTGGATACATGTTCATTTCATTCGAATATAAGATACAATCTGTGTAGTATGATAAAGCTTTATTCACAATAAAAGCGTGGTATTGTTTTACATCCTCTTCTGTTTGCAAGACATTCTTTTTTGTTTGTAATATGGCAGGTAATACTTCCTTGAACAAATCTGCCATTATTTGTAACCCAATTCAACCATGAATTCTGTCAGGCAAGCCACTAGGTTAATCTCCTGGTCAGCTACAAAAGCGGACTGATACTGGTATCTAGCCAAGATAACAACAGCCATAGGGACTGAATCTGGTTTCAAGTGTTCGATAAGGGAATCATAAATCTTACGATAAATCCGTGCTGGGTCATTGTCTAAATTCTGAGTTACCCATTTGCGCATTGAACCAAAGTCTTTTTCTTTGAGTGATGTAATAACAGCGCTCAGATTGATATCCGCTAGATTGGCGAGTATCCCTGCATCGATTGTACCTGATGCTGAGTATCGTTGTAATTCATTAAGGATTCTACGATTATCTGGAAAGTGTTTAGTGATAACCGCAGCGATAACTTCTTTATCATAGGTAATTTGTTCTTGCTCAAGTATCCATTCAACTCGTTTAAAGAACTGAGTAGCCATCTTAGCTTTCTGGCCATTCTGAATACGAAACTCAATTACAGCACATCGAGATTGAATTGCTTCAAGCATCTTGTTTTTGTAATTACAAGTGAAGATAAACGAGCAATTACCAGAGTATTCTTCAATACCTGCTCGGAGACCGGCCTGTGCGTTTGGAGATAGATAGTCTGCCTCATCTATGATAATGACTTTACGCCCACCCGATAAACTCATTGTTGAAGCATAGTTTCGGATGATATTACGAACTTCATCGATACCATTGTCAGTTGATCCATTCATTACCAAGAAGTCACATCCTACTTCATTACATAATGCTTTAGCAATGGTAGTTTTACCAACTCCAGCGGATCCAGTTAATAATAGATTAGGAATATTGCCAGATTTGACATATTCTAAGAATGTACTTTTGATTGTTGGTGGTAGGATACAATCGTCCACTTTGCGTGGGCGATACTTTTCGGTCCATAAGATTTGTTCGTTCATTCACATACTCCATAATAAAGTTACCGCTCAGTAACATTTTAATACACCTGAGCGGTTTTGACACATAATATTACTGCTCTGTAACTATTTAACCTCTGTTACTCCTACATACAAAGCTTCAAATTCTTTATCTTCAACCATCTGCTGACTGAAGGTTTGTTTGAAATGTACTTTAGCTATTCGCTTGATGATTTTCTTAGGAATCTTATATTGGTCAAATACTGCACCAACAATATCTTTGATTGCTGCATTATCATCTGCTACTTTACGATAATGAATTGAGATTTCTTCAATAGCATCACGGATAATCTTTAAGTCATCTTCTTTAAAATCACCAAAAATTGTATTCACTTGTATGGCCATAATTAGTTCCCGTATGTACTTCCTGCTTCAGTTGCGATCCAATATTGAATACTTGCTTTACTATTGGTAAAATGTGATACGCCTTTAGATGAAATCTCAACATCATAAGCACCTGGTACTACTTTTAAGTTTTCAGTTTTAAAGATAAGTTTAAATGTCTTACTTGTTTTAATTCCAATATCAAGTGAATTGGTTGCCGCTGAATTATCAGCAATATCAAATGACATAATCGAAACCGTATCACCATTGCCTGATACAGCAATATTAGGTGAACGAAGAACTGAGGCTGTCTTTTGAATCCAAGTTAAGTCATCTTCTGTTAAACTAAACTCTACATCAATAGATGGCAAAGCAATATTCTTTTCTGGTGGAACCACAATCATAGACTTGTCTGTGAAGCGATATTCTGTTTTTGAACGACCACCCAAAAACTTAATGATAGCATTTTTATCAGTAAATTCAATCTCTGGATCCTTGTTCATGGTCAATACAGATAAGAAGTTATTCAAATCATGGATACCAAAATCTTGTGGAAATTCATCTTCTACAACAGCTTCACATAGAATATTCTTTTGTGGAGACATTGTTCGCAATGTACTACCTTTTGTAAAATAAATACCTGGATTGATAGAAGAAAAATTCTTCAATAAATCAATTGTCTTAGGCGAGAACTTCATTAATTACTCCTTCATTATGTAACATATTAATAGTATCACGGTTTTGAATTTCTGTCAATACATTAAAAACCATTCTTTTCAAATCACTCAATGTACCATCATTATTAATGGTATAATCAATCTTCTGTCCAATCCATGCTCTTTCGGAAACATGAACTTTCTTTTCTAACTCCAGATGTTGTTTATTATAAATGTCAGGAGAGAATTTATTCATTTCTAAAGCAAGCCTATACCAATCAGGTTTAGGACCACGTTCAACTTGAATAATTATTCCACCTTTAGAACGAATAAATTCAATCTCATTAGGGAATCGAGTATCTGTAAGTACCACATTTGGTAATTGTTTAATTCGATTCTCTAAAGCATATATCCAAACATCTTTATGAAACACATCACGGCCTGCTTCAGTGCCCAGCAATTGTAGTGCCAGGCGAGGAGAGAAATCATAACCAAAGCGAGAAGACCAAAACTCATCTTTTTCTTCACGGAATACCCTCGATTCTACAGTGTCACCTTCTAAAAGGGCTCGGTCCCAACCAAATAGGACCGAGGCTGTATCTTTCATTGCACCCGCAAAAGATGCCTGTTTATAACCGTGCAGGCGTAGGTGTTCTCCCACTGTACCTTTGCCTGCACCGATAAATCCTACTAAACCAATTATAGCCATTATTCACCGACTCTTTCGTATGTTTGTTCAAAGATATCTGGTTTACAAGCATAGAATTCACCTTGAACACCTTTGATAATCCAATCACCTTCAGTGGCGATATGTTTCGCTGTCATGAATTTACCATCTTCGAGAGTAACAATTTCAAATTCAGCAATGGCATCTGGATGTCTGTTTTTAAGTACCCTTCCAGCACTATCACCTAAGAATTCTTTTAACTCAGCAATACAGTCTTCCGTATATTCAAATTGTATTGCTTCAATCACTACTGGTCTTTTTCTGAACTTCATTACATTTCTCCCACAAAGTTAGCAATAGCTGGCATATCACCTTGGAAATGATATGTTCCGATATG